ACGGTTGGATAACTAACCCAGACTACAGCACACCTGTGTACTTCTTTCATCAGCCTATCGAAGTCGGTGAGGCACGAGGGAACTACGCAACGTACAGTGAAGACTACAGAACAGCAACCCAGCAGGGAAACTGGTTCACAGAAGACCAGATTAAGTCATTCTGGGACGGAACGTTCGATACTGGTACTTTGAATATGGACGTGTTTAGGGAACAACACCCTGACATGACTTTTGACCAGTATATGTCTTTTGTTGGCGAAAACTCTGCTCTGTACGCCCAAGGTCTTACGCCTGAGAGCAATCCAGAGATGTTTTCGGGTCTTACTAATAAGTACGGCATCAAGACTTCTTTTGCTGGTGAATCAGGACACGTCTACGGTTGGAACGGTAGCAACTACACTAAAACTTTCCACGCCGACAAGAGCCTTGACACCGGTGGCATAATAATGTCTCTGGCTGTAGCGGCTATGACCGGAGGATTGGCTAACGAAGGACTCCTAGGTAGCTTTGTGCAGGGCTTGAGTGGATACCAGAGAGCCGCAGTAATTAACGGAGCTACGACAGCTATCCAAACTGGTGGTGATATTAAGGCTATTGCTGGGTCTGTTGTCGGTACTCTTGCTGGAGGAAAGCTAGGTTCTTTTGTTGACTTAGGAAGTGCCGCCGCAAACAGCGCCTTGTCTAGCTCTATTTCTTCTGCTTTTGAGCAAGCTATCGTAAACGGAGAAATAGACTTTGAAACAGTGCTGTCATCAGGTGTTCTTGGTGCTGGTGCAGAAATAGGTAAAGATTTAGTAGAGGCCTTAATTAAAGGAACTGAGTTTGACTTTGGTGGATTAATTAGTCAAGATTCTCAATTATTTGGTGTTCTCAACGGTGAATACGACATATCTTCAGGAAAATTTACAGGCGGTTTAATTGGAAACGTCAGGGGAGCATATAACCAGTTTGTAGAGCAGTACATCACAGGCGGAGACTGGTGGGAAAACGCAACTGAAAGTTACGACTCTGTTAATATTTATGAAACATCCAAAGGAAAGTATGTAGATTTAGTAGGATACGATGGAAAAACTACAACAGTAACTTGGAATGATTTTGTATCTAAAGGCTTTGATGAAATTTCAGGGTCTAGTGCTGTCTGGGATTCCATAAGCGGAGCTATGGATTCTATTCCCGATAGTTGGTACGACACTCTTTGGGGCTGGATGCAAACAACTTCTAAGTCTTCAGGAGGGACATATACCACAGAAGGTGGCTCAACAGTTACCACAACAACCACAGGCGCTGATGACGGCGGAGACGCCACTGGCGATGATTCTGGTGACTTTGATTGTTCTTCCGTAAACCGACAGCAAGTTTCAGGAGCTACAAAAGAAGAAGAATGTGGCGGATGTTTAACCGATTATCAATCCGATGAATTTGGAATCTGTGTTGCTGTTGTAAATAAAGTATGTCCAGCCGGTCAAGCGTGGAACGATGTAGTGGGTTATTGCGTTGACGAGATTTTTTACACTGCCGGTTCTCCTTGTAACATGGAAGACGGAACACAAGGTGTATTTGATGATAATGGAGACTGTATATTTAAAGGTACTGGTGATGGTGATGGTGACGGAGACGGAGGCGGTACAGGAGGTAAAGCAGGAGAAGCCTGTGAAGTAGAAGAAACCGGAGAAGCCGGTACTCTACAAGATGACGGACAAGGGAACCTTACGTGTGTAGCTACTGGAACAGGGACTGAAGGTACGGGAGATACTGGAGATACTCGTAAGGCTGGAGATGCTTGTACTGACGATGCTACAAACCAACAAGGAACATTACAGGAAGACGCACAAGGTAATTTAATTTGTGTAGTTGCTAGTGATGTTACAACTACAGGCACAGGAACTACGGCTACTCAAACTTGTTCAGACCCTGATAGAGCAACTAAAGAAAACGGGTCTTGTGCTGAGTTGTGTAAAGACGGTACTATCCCAGATCAACACGAAGAAGGACTCTGCGGAAATCCTCTAATAAAAACAACAGGTCCGGGAGGCGGAGACGATACTGAAGAGTGTGACAACAACGCCACTATAGAAAGCAACTGTAACGAGTGTGCAGACGGCAGTTTACCATCAGAACACGAAAACAACGATTGTAATCAGGGGCTAATTAGTACAGGAGGTGGTAGTACTGAGGTTGACTGCTCAGTAATTACCGCAGACAACTACAACCTGTGCGGTAAAGTAGACTGTTTTACTAACGAAACTCCCGGTCCTTACGTAGATAGTTTTTCTGAATGTCCTGCTATTACTACTACTGGAGGCGGCGCTGGAGGCAGTACTAAAGTTGACTGTACTTTAGTTGAGTGTCAGTCTCCTAGACCTGACGGAGAAGCTGGAGTAGCTTGGGATACCTGCTGTACAGACTCTACTGGAGGTGGAGGTGGAGGTGGAGAAGAAGACAAATGTAAACTGGTGGAATGTGAATCCCCTAGGCCAGAAGGTAATGCAGGTGACTTGTGGGATCAGTGCTGTAAAGAAACTCCCGTAACTACTACCACTGGAACTGGAGGAGGTGGAGATGAAGGTGGAACGTTTGGAAGCTCTGGTTTAGGCTCATTTAGTCCTGCTGGACAGCCGGGAATGTTTGACCCAACTATTACCGCTGGGGTTTCGTTAGAGAAAGCTATGCAATTTCCGATAAGAGACTTTTTGTTAGAAGCTCTGCCTTCAAATAAAAAAGGCATGATGACAGGATTTAAAGTATGACATATTTAGACCTAGTAAACAACGTACTCAGACGTTTACGAGAAGACACAGTAACAACTGTTACCAACGACACGTATAGCACAATGGTTGGTGACTTTGTTAACGATGCAAAGCAAATTGTGGAAAACGCTTGGGATTGGTCTAATATTAGGTCTACCCTTACGATTACCACGGCGGCTGACGACTACACGTACTCGCTGACGGGATACCAAGACCAAGGTAAGATCCTAAACATTATCAACGATACGTCTAACATTGTTATGGAATACAGGCCACAGACTTGGTTTGACGATAAGTTTTTAGTTAACACTCCTGTTTCTGGTGCACCACAGTACTACACGTTTAGCGGCATAGACGGTTCTGGTGACGCACAGATTGATGTGTACCCTAAGCCTGACGGTGTTTACTCTCTGAAGGTCAAGAGCGTCATCAGAAACGTAGCCTTAAGTTCTGACTCTGACATACTGGCTATTCCTAGTCAGCCTGTTATTCACATGGCAGTAGCCCTGTTGGCTCGTGAACGTGGGGAGACAGGCGGTACGTCAACCCCAGAGTACTTTGCTATTGCTGACAAGTACCTGTCTGACGCTATTGCTCTGGACGCCCAGAAGCACCCTGAAGAAACCGTTTGGTTTACACCGTAGGAGATTCTAGATGGCCCAGCCACTACAGAATATTAACTTATTTGCTCCCGGCTTTCAGGGAGTCAACACAGAAGACTCTCCGATAGCGCAAGATCCGTCTTACGCTGACGTTGCAGATAACGCTGTTATTGATAAGCGTGGTCGTATTGCCGCACGTAAGGGTGTTAGTGTTGTAACAACAGACAAGACAGAGTTAGGCACTGATTACGTACACAAGATTCATCACTTTTACGATGACGCTGGTAACGAAGTAATCTTTACTGCTGGTAACAACAAGATTATGACAGGCACAACTACGTTGACTGACGTAACTCCTGCTTCTTACACAATTACAGCAAACAACTGGAAGATCGTAAACTTCAACGACAAGGCGTACTTCTTTCAACGTGGGTACGATCCATTAGTGTACGACAACGCAAATGGGTTACGCACATTTACTGTAGTTAACGGTACAGCAACAGACGCTACTCTTAAGTGTCACGAGGCTCTGTCAGCATACGGACGTTTGTGGGTTGTAGACAACGCAACAGATACGCAGACTATCTACTGGTCTGATTTGTTAATAGGTAACGATTTTACTGGTGGGTCTAGTGGTTCTATTGATGTATCTAAAGCGTGGCCTGATGGTTACGATGAAATCAGAGCTTTAGCGGCACACAACAACACGTTGGTTATATTTGGTAAGCACAGCATCCTTGTGTACGGGGGTGCAACTAGTCCAGCTAGTATGGCTTTAGTAGATACTGTGTCTGGTGTTGGTTGTATTTGTAGAAACTCTATCCAGAACATCGGTACAGATATTCTGTTTATGTCTAATTCTGGTCTACGTAGTTTAGGCAGGACTATACAAGAAAAGTCACTGCCTATATCTGACTTGAGCTTAAACGTAAAGACAGAGATTATTGAAGTAATTCAAAACAGGTCACTACCGACTGCTTCAGTGTACAGCCCAGAGCAATCCTTCTATCTAATTTGTTTTCCAGATCAGTCCACTATTTACTGTTTTGATCTGAAAGGTAGATTAGAAAACGGAGCGTACAGGGTAACCAGATGGACTTCTGTACCACACAAGTGTTTTATGCGACACACTGACGGTACATTGTACATTGGTACGTCTGATGGCTTAGGTACTTACTCTAGTTATTTAGATAATACATCAGTGTATCGTTTCAGGTACTTTAGTCCTGCTCTGACGTTTGGTGATTCTAGTAGAACTAAGTTTCTAAAGAAAATTAAACCTACGTTGATCGGAGCTAACGAAGAAACAATATTTGTTAAGTGGGCTTACGACTTTAAAACTAACTACAAAAACTACGAGATTAGCGTAGGTAACCAAGTACCAGCGTACTACGGAGTATCAGAGTACACAGTCGGTACATTTACTGGAGGTATTCTTACTACTAATCCTACGGTAAATACTACAGGTAGCGGCGGTGTCGTTACTATTGGACTAGAGGCCGACATTAACGGATCTCAGTTGTCTATTCAAGAGATAAACGTATTAGCATTAATAGGTAAAACAATATGAGCAACTATACTAAGACAACGAACTTTACTGCTAAGGATACGTTGCCCTCTGGCGATACCAACAAGATTATCCGTGGTAGCGAGTTTGATACGGAGTTTGATGCTATTGCTGTGGCATCAGCTACTAAAGCAAACATAGCGTCACCGACGTTTACAGGGACTGTGACAATACCCGCTTTAAACTTTACGGGAACTCTGTCTACAGGGACGATTGATGGAGGGACTTACTAATGGCACTAGGATTTCTAGGGAACATAATTGGGGATGTTGCCTCTTCTCTGTACACCAATATGCCTGAAAACATAAAGAATCTGTACACAACTGAGATAACTGATATTTCGGCTCCTGATATTGCGTTTAAACCGTTTACGGTAACAGGTCCGACAGGATCAATTCAAGCAACTAAAGCAGGAGGAACTAAGTATACATTAGATCCTACTTCTGAGGCCTTACAGAGTGCACTGGAAACTCAAGCTCTATCTAGGTTTGGCACTCCTGTGGCTGGTGCTGGACAACTGGGAGCCGCCGGTCAACAGTTGTTGGGCGTAGGTCAACAGCAGTTAGGTGTGTCTCCGTTTGGCCTCGCTGGTCAACAACAGGCGGCACAGAGTGCGTTTGGCTTAGGTCAGCAGTTCATGGGTCAAGCCGGTATGCCTATGGGTGCTAGAGAACAAGAGGTGTACGACAGAATTAGGGCTACACAGCTTGGTGAAGAAGAGCGACAACGGCTTGCTTTAGAAGAGCGTTTGTTTGCACAGGGGCGTGGTGGTGTTCAAACGGCTATGTTTGGTGGAACACCAGAGCAACTAGCGATGGCACAGGCTCAAGAGCAAGCACAAAACCAAGCGGCTCTTATGGCTATTACTCAAGCACAACAAGAACAGCGCCAAGCGGCTGACATCGGTGCTACTTACGGACAGCTAGGCTCTAACATTGCTACTCAGCGTCAGGCTCTAGAAGCCGCACAGCAACTTATGGCTCAACAAGCCATGACAGGTGGCATGGGTTTGATGGCAGGAGGTCTTGGGTTAGAAGAGGCACAGCAAGGGATTGGCTTGAGTGCGCTTCAGGGCGCTTATCTGCCACAGGCGGCTATGTTGTCTGCGTTCTCTCCTGCACTCAACGTGGCTAGCTTGGCTGACGTTGCACGTAGGCAGAGCGGTCAGTACGCAATGGAAACTGACATTGCTAACCTTGAGGCAGAACTACAGAGACAAGCTGGTTTGTCCAACTTGTACAGCGGTTTGTTCAGTGGCGCTACTGGATTAGTCGGTGGGCTAGGTACTGGTTTGGCTAACATCATGGGCGACACTGGTATGTTCACTGATATTTACAACTGGGCTAAAAAATTCATTCCTTCAGACATGGCCCTTAAAACTAACGTACAACTTCAGGGCCAGTTACCCAACGGTATAAATTTGTACACTTGGGATTGGACTGAAGAAGGAAAAGAGCTTTCTAACAACGCTCCTTCCTACGGTGTTATTGCTCAAGAAGTTCAAGAGATTATACCGGAAGCAGTAGTTCGTGGTGACCACGGTTACTTAACTGTTGATTACTCCAAGCTGATTTAAGAGGAAACAGAAATGGCTTTTAGAATAAACACAGGATTGCCTCAAGCTGGCTTGTCAGCAGGACAGATGATTGGTTCTGCTTTTGGACAGCTAGGCGGCTCTATTGGTGGTATGTTGACTCGTGGTGGCGAGGCGATCAGAGAGGGCCGTGAGGCTGAAAAAATGGCTGGTATTTATGCACCTGTTACTCAAGAGGGTGCAACATCTACTCAACTGTTTCAGGCGGCTCAACAACTGATGTCTATGCCAGATAAAACAAAGGAAGCTATGGCGTTACTTGAACAAGCTAGGTCAATGCAGATAACAGAGCAAAACAAAGCTAACTTACAAAAGTTGCAGACTGATGTTGCTCTTCAAGCAGAACAACTGGGTTTTCCTGAATTAGCAAAGCAAGTAAGATCAGCGAGTACTATGGAGAGAGTACAAGATATTGCTGATCGACTTACCGAAAGACAAATGGAAACGATGCCAGCTTTAAGTAAAGACGCTAGAAGAAGGCTTTTACTCAACGTGGGGTATACTCCTCAGTTTGTTGGTACGCTGGACCTAGAAAACATGTCTAAGCAGGAATTTCAAGAATACCAAAAGCTAATGAAGGGTGACGTTGAGTTGTTTTTAGAAAACGGTTCTCCAGTAACTTACAGAGTTACTGAATCAGGAATGATAGTTAAAAATGGTGAATTAGTAGACCCTAGTACTCTAAACTTAACAGAAGCTCCGAATCAACAGATTATACGAAATGTAACAGCGGGTATGGCAGATGAATTGTCTAAATTAGGGGCAAAACAGTTTGCAGAACTATATGACCAAGCCATGAAATCTTCTGAAGGAATTAGAAGCATCGACAGAATTATTGGCGATGTTGATACCATGTTTACAGGTACTTTAGCAAACGTAAACTTACAAGTTCAAAAGTTTATGAAAGCAGTTGGAATACCAGTAGACGATTTAAAAATAGAAAATACAGAAGTATACCAAGCAGAGTCTGCAAAAAGAGTGGCAGAATACATTAAAAACCTAGGTGCTGGTACGGGACTTTCTGATAACGACTTAAAATTCACCTTAAAGGTGGTAGCTGGTGACATCACTTTAGATGAAAACACTATTAAGAAGGTTTTGACTGAGTACAAAGAAGCCGCCGCTCGTAAAGTGAATGGTTACAACAAGATGCGTTCTTCACTTTCAACTAAATTAGGCGAAAACGAACAATCTGCCTTAGCTTTTTATGATCCAGTGCCTCTTCCAACGACAGGCCGTAAATACGAAGGTTTTGAGATAGTTCCACAACCGCAGTAGGGGTAAAAAATGCCACAAACTACAGTTAGAACACCTGCTGGAGAAGTTACTGTCAGTCACCCTGAAGGGGCTACTGATGAGGAGATTTTAGGGTTTGCCCAACAGCAATATCAAGCGCAAATATCGGCTGAAGAAGAGGCTGTTGTGCCTCCTCCTTCTTACGTTGAGCGTGTGATGCAACCCACTACAGAGTTTAAGCCTGAGTTTAAACGTAGGTTAGCCACGCTCGCTACGCAGATACCGGAAGTTCCCGGCTCTGGTCAAATAGGAGTGTCTGACGTTGCTGGCACAGCTATTTCTCAAGCGGCTAGAACAGGTGGCGCTATGGCTGTTGAAGCCTTAACTCCACTTGGAACAGCTATTTCACAAGTAGCAAGAACAGGTGGCGCTATGGCTGTTGAAGCCTTTACTCCACTTATTCCACAAACAATCAAAGATGCGTTTGACAAAGCTATAACAGCTACTGGACAAAAACTCTCTGAATTTTATCAAAACCCAAACGTACAAGAAATGATGTTGTCTATTTCTTCTGGGTACGATTCTTATAAAAACTGGGAGAAAAATAACTGGGCGTTAGCGAACCAAATAAAAGAAAACTTAGGTACTGGGATTGATATAATGGGCTTATTTTCTCCTAGGGCTGATCTAGTTGATATAGATTTCAAATTACCCGGAGAAATGAAAGCTAGGAAAGCAGGTGTCGCCTCTGATTTAGCTCGCAGAAAAGAAGCACTTACTCGTATGCTTGAACCGGAAACATTAACGGCTCAAGATAAAGCACCGCCAGTAGGTTTACTACAAACACGAACGTGGTTAGCTAACGATTTTGATGAATCAGTTATTGATACGGTTCAAACGATACCCGGAATACAGCCTTACGGTTCTATTACTAAAAACTTTAGTATTATGCAGGATCACGTAGATAATCAATCAGTTAAACTGAGTCAGTACATTAAAGCACAAAACAAGCCGGTAGACATGGAAGCATTAAACCTTGAGTTTTCTGAAACAATGGGTGATTTTATGAATAGCGACGTTTACCAACTTGCTACTGACCAAGCTCAAAGACAGTTTTTAAAATATATGGATTTGGCACAAAAAATTATAGCTGAAGAAGGAAAAGACTTAAAGGGGTTATTAGCGGCTAGAAAGCGTTTTGATACGGCAGTTCAAGCGGCAGGGCAAACACTTGAGGCAGACGTTTCAACCTATCAAGGTTTAGCGGCTAAAATGGTTCGTGGAGTGATGAACGATTACATTAAAAGCAACACGAAAGGAAATGAAGTACACCACCTATTAGACCAGCAATTCAGAACACTTACTGCTATGGACAGGCTCGTAAACAAAAGAAACAGAGAGGGCATTAACGTTCCTGCAAGGCTTTTGGATAGTATTAAGCAAAACACAGGAATTACTTTGTCTGCTACTGCTTTATCGGTTGTAGCAACTTATAGTTTAGCGGCAGGATCTCCCGTTGCGGCAACTGCTATTGGTGGAGCCGCATTAGGCTCTATTTTTGCTAAACAAATAAGAAGGCACGGAAAAGCGGTTGTTCTAAAATCTTACGCAGAGTTGTTGTCTGCAACCAACAAAGCCATAAAGAAAATCAATGACCCTCTAGAATTAGAAAGAATGGAGTTAGATAGGTTGGTATTGATTGATCTCATAGATGAAATAAGAAACTATGAGGAGACTGAAGAAGATGAGTAAAGAAAACTTCTATGATCTACGAAGACTGCCAATCTTCAGGACTACATGGCTGTGGGTAAAAACGTAGGTAGAGTAGGAATGTTAACAGGAGCATCTATAAATGAAAACGAAGAACAACAACGATAAGCACAGTGTCTCTTACACACCCCACGACTACCACAGTATGTGCCAGAAGTCAAAGGAAAAGATTCGTAAGATGCAACAAATGGGAATGACTACGCCCCATGACCCGAAAGACAAGCCAGAGGACGTAGCCAAAGAAGACAGAGGTTACTCTATCCTGTTCTTCAGTTAATCCACGATCAACTCCCTCAGTCTACGGGCCTGTGTAGCCACGGGCCTCAAGACTCCTCCCGTGTCAAAACTCTCGTCGTTCACTAGCGACACGTTGTACCGAACTCTGTTGATAGCGTAAGCAGTGTCAGTGATCTGCCTGTGTCCTGCTGATGCTGTCTCAGGCGTGTTCACAACCTCGTTACACACCAACAGAGAGTTACTGTGGAACACCCCGTGTACACCGTAGGACATCAAGTCATCGTACTCGCCGCACACATCGTTCCACCCGTGTCCAAACTCAGGGAAAATGTATCCTGACTTCTGGTTACTCTGGTTCTCAGGCCCGTGTGCTAAACCTACTGAGTGTCCTATCTCGTGTAAGTCTGTGTATACGTCACACTGAGACATGGATGACGGTGGCTGTCCCTCGTTGAAACGGTAATTAGGGTAAGCCACACCACAGGTATCTGCGTAAGACATTCCGTAAGCCAGCACAACGTCCACAGGGAGTTGATTAGCCTGTTTTTCTACGTCTTCTAATGTGTGGTAGTGTGCTAACCAAACCTCCTTTAGCTCGTACCTAACGTGTACACCAGACCTCTCGTACACCCCGTTGTACTCCTGAACCCTGTCCTCCCACCTATCCCAAGCCTCTGGGTACTCGTACATCAACTCTATCGGTGTATCTTTACCGTACTTAGTGTGAGAGGCGTACACGAGAACACCTAGCTCCCACGTAACCACACGGTCATCATCTTCACCGTAGTAGATAAACGGATAAGACCCCCTCTGTTCGTACCCCTGACAGTCTAGGTTACTCTCAGTAGGACACACAGGTTCTGGCTCAAACCTAAACTGTATCTCCTCAACACCCAGAGTAAATACACCGTCACCCGTAGATCCGTCCCCGTACACCTCCACAGTACAGCACCCGACTCTCTTGGCTGTACCTCTTGTTGTGCTGTGGTGTACCATGCCCCAAGGCTCTTCACGGCCTAGCATATCTTTGTAGTCCACAGATATAACCACAGGGTCAAACCTGTCTCCAGATTCCTTTACCAGAGACAGATTGAGTTTACGGGAAAACCCACACTTACGTGCCCTTGGATCTTTGGTTACGTACCTGTTACCTTCTGTGTCCTCGTAGATAGACCACTGGACACCCGGATAGTTCTTAGCGCAACCAGAGCGTACTAGGGTGTCAGAAGAGGCGTTGGGCGCTCCGAAGAGCAACCCAACTAGAGCGTACCGGAGTAACTTAGAGTTCACAGTTGTTGCCGGTACAGGCCAACTGTTGACTACCCT